GGGTCAGAGATGCATGAAGAAGCCGATGATCCCGATGGATTTAATCGATGGCACAGGAATTTTGCCGCTGCAAGAGGTCTGGCTCCTCCCTCACGCCGCCGCCGCAGTCGATTTTCTTTTCTCCCAGACCGAGTTGGAACAGGATATGGTGGAAGATTTTCAATGAGGGTTAGATAATGCCAACGTATAAAGGCAAAAAGTATCCCTATACAGCCCAAGGCATGCAGCAGATGCAGAAAGATATGCGGGATGAGGGCATGAACAGTGCCGATAAAGGCACAGAAGACCCTTTTAATTCCTGGCTGAGGAAGAAAAACCAGAAGCTGGGGATGCGTTGAACGACGACAGACAGTTTAAGTCGTGGCTAAGTAGGAAGATGGAGGAGAAGGCATACCCTCCTTTGCCCGAAGGGTCTGCAAATACGACTAATAAAAACTTTCTACAAGATTTTCACAACAAAGTTATACGTGAAGGCACAAGGGGTGTAGACAAGAATGACCCCAATTCATTTAACACAATGCTTTTGGGGACTTCACAGCTTTTCGATGACGGCAAAGAATATGTTATTCCATTCTATAATCCCGAAACCGGAAAAGAAGTACCTTTCAATAGTCCTGAAGAAGAACAGTGGTTAAACAGGTTTCGAGAAGAAGCGAAAGCAGGAAAGATAATACCTTACAACACGCAAAAAGAAGCACATAACGCAATGGAACAAATGCGTTCATTAATAATTAACCAATGAACATACCAGACAAAGAATTTTTCCAGACGTGGAAAGATTTTTATAGGCTTTGTATAGGCCTTGAGTCATCGTCAGCGGTGACTACTAATACGCTACTATTGCAAAAGTATCTAAATCTGTTCCTGTTCAAATGAACATATACCTTCAGGAAGCACTAGCACGGGAGAAGGCCAAAGGGTCTTTTGAGGAATATCGTCGCTATATTTCTGAAGATTATCAGGATTGGTCGTATGTAGGTCTTGTCAACGACCACCTGCAAAAGGTATATGACGGCGACATACGCCGTTTAATGGTCTTTATGGGGCCACAGCATGGCAAGACCAAGGCTGTATCTGAAGACTTTGCCTCCTACTGGATTGGCAACAGGCCCAAGACCAGCGTCATAGGCACAGCATACAACTATGACAGGGCCATGGACTATGGTCGCGATGTCCGTGCAAGGGTACGATCCCCGGAGTTCAAGGCCATATTCCCTGAAGTCAGCATGAACCCCGACTCCACAGCAGCAGACAGGTGGTCCGTGATGAGTGGAGGCGGATATTATGCCGCTGGCGTAGGCACAGCCCTCACAGGACGCCGTGGAGACCTTATGGTGATCGATGACCCCTTCTCCGGGCCAGAGGACGCCAACAGCGAACTGTCGCGAGAGAGGGTCTGGAAGTGGTATAACACGGTGTTCAGGACGCGCCTGTCTCCCGGCGGAGCCATTGTCCTTGTGATGACGCGGTGGCACGATGACGACTTGGCGGGAAGGCTCCTGGAGAAGCAGGGCGACAGGTGGGCGGTGCTGGAGATTAAGACCGAAGCAGAGGAAGATGATATCCTCGGACGTGAGGCAGGGCAGTATCTCTGCGATGCCCCCGGAGGAAGCCGATACTCACAGGAAGACTATGAAGAGATGCGGCAAGATATGCCGCCCTATGACTGGTCGGCCCTCCATCAGCAGAACCCTGTCCCTACTGAGGGGCTGTTCTTCCAGAAGAACTGGTTCCCCCGCTATGATGTCGTTCCTGAGAACGCTACCTACTACGTAACGGCAGACCTCTCATACGCAGGGAAAGAAACCAGCGACTATGCCGTAATCATGGCATGGGCCATAGACCACGAAGCTAACTGGTATTGTGTCGATATGTGGCGCGACAAAGCCACCCCTGATATTATAGCAGACCAGATGGTGAGCTTCCTGGAGCAATACAAGCCCTATGAGGCTGTGCTGGAGAAGGTAGACGACAACTTCGGCGGAGCCATCATACGCAGCCGCATGGACGAGAGGCGCATATTCTGCAACCTCGCCACCGTCTCTGCCGCAGGTAACAAGTCAGCGAAAGCCACAAACTACAGGGGAAGGATGGCCCGTGGCAAGGTGCTGTGGCCCGACAAGCCGTGGGTAGAAGATGTCATCCACGAACACCTCAGATTCCCTAATGGCAAGAACGACGATATCGTAGACAACGGCTCCGTATTGGGAAGGCACCTCGACAATATCAGCACCCCCAAGTTTATAAAGCCTGCACAGCGCATAGGCACAGACACAGGGCAGGCACTTATAGACAGCATACTTGAATCCGCATCAAAACCCATGAGCAGGTATGGCTGAACAAATAAAAATGTCGGACAAAGAGGTAGACCACTGGTGGAAGTCCATAAGCAACCGCAAGAAGTTTATGGAGCCACACCACACAGAGTGGCGTAGCAACCTCGATAGATACCAGCTTAAGAACATAGACATTCCCGGTCTGGCTGACGATGAGACGGTGTTGATATCCCGCATATACCCTATGGTGCGGAAGATTATCGCCTCCATCGCATTCAACTACCCTGAAGTATTTGTAAGAATCGAAGACACCGAAGATATCGGCTCCGAAGGGCTGGAGGATATCCTCAATACTGCCGCCAACGATGTCATCAAGGTGATGGATGTACGCAACGAGGTGCATCAGGGCATTTTCGACGCCATCTTCTGCTACAGGCCGTGGTTCAAGATTGAATATAACAAGCCCGGATACGATACCTTCGGCGTCACCAGCAACAACGAGATGGAAGACTTCCCCTGCGTCTTCCGCATCGACCCCTTCAAAATCCTTATCGACCCCAACGTCAAGCCTCACGACTACACCACCGCCTCAGACATCATTGAGGAGATGGACATACCCGTAAAGAGGCTCCTCAACGACAGCAGATTCAAACATGCCCGAACAGAGATAAAGAATCTCGTCAGCGAGGGGGGCAGCGACGACTTTGAAAAGACCTTTGGTCAGGATATGGAGCCTGAACAGAGGACAGAAGACCAGGAAGCGCGGGAAGAAGCACAGCGTCTGGCGGGAATCGTCAGGTGCTATGAGGTCCACGACAGAATACGGGGCCACCGCAAGTTCTTCGTAAAAGGCATAAAAGATCCTATTGAGAATATCAGCCATCCCTTTCTTCTCCGCGAAGCTGTAAGGCGCACTGACCCCGCAACAGGAGAAGAACTGTCCGTAGACTACGTCAGGCCCCGTGATGAGAACGGGGAGATGCCTGAAAAGTTTCTCCTTAAGGGTGGGTTCCCCTACTTCACCCAGGCTCTGGATCTCGGCGACAGCTTCTACGGTAGGGCTATAGCGTCCTATGAGGAGCAGATAGAGTCGATCATCATGGACTCTCTATCTCACCGCGCAGACAATTTGGCGCGCTTAAAACGCGTTATAATCGGTGACGAGAGGGCCAAGGAGAGAGACAGCAAGCTGCCTACAAGCCTCAAGAACGCCCAGGACAGCAGCATCGTATGGACCTCACCCCCACCGGGGGGAAGCGTAAGGGACGTGCTGGCACCTGTAGATTGGGGCGCACCACAGCCTGACCAGATACAGCTGGAACGTGACGCACTAGGCTATGAGAGTCAACTCATAGAAGTAGAGGCACGGGGAGGAAGGACAGCCACAGAGTCAGCCATAAACGCCACGACATCAGAACTCAACAGGGAGTGGATGCAGTCTATGCCCGTAAATGTCTACGGGTGGATCGTCTCCTCCTCCTTCGACATTATGGCTGATGAACGCTACATCCCCGAAGAGTGGTATGTCAGCCAGAGGAAGCGTGGCTCCGTAGATGCACAAGTAGCGATACAGGCACACTGGCTGCGGGTAAAGAGGCGCGTGACAATAGGGGCGCACTCTATGTCTCCGTTTGCGGAGCAGATGCAGAGGGACAGCATCATGGGCTTTGTAGACAGGTTTGCCAATGACCCCTTCTTCGACGGCAAGAAGCTACGGATGACGGCGGCACAAGCCTTTGACTTCCCCGACCCTGAAGGGTTGTTCAGGAAAGAGCAGAACCTAGATGCCATCAGGTCAGCACAGTTTGAATTAGTATCTCATATCCTGATGGGTTCACAGATAAACCCTGTTCAGGGCGAAGACCACAATACCCACATGATGGTGCAGAACCCACAGGCCGTATCACAGATGCCACAGTTTATGAATATGCTACCGGCACAGCAGCAGCAAGTGATACAGCTATGTGAGCAGCATCTACAGATGCACCAGGAAATGATAAGCCAGGAGGCATCGGGAACCGGCGGACCACGGGCCGTTAGCAAGCCTGACAGCGTAGGCGGTGCAACGGGAATTATCAATAAGGTCCGCGCAGACGCACAGGAAAATGCCAACCTTATCCAGACACAGCAGAAAGATGCGGGAGTGATATGATCAAAGCTAAGAAGGCCAAGAAAGCAAAAAAAGCTGTAGCCCCCAAGCCTGAGAAGACTACGGAGACATTCAGCGTATACAATGTCGTCAGGGTCCGCGATGAAGGTGGGCGACACTGGGAGAAGCAGCTGGCGGGAAACATTGAAGTAGATCTTTCTGGCTTGGACGACAGGGACAAGCAAGCAGTAAAGAACGCACTAGAGAAAGCCTTGGGAGATATCTAGTGCCTGTCCACGATTTCAGGTGTGAATGTGGCAACGAGAAGAAAGACCTGTATTACTCTTTGGGTGAGACACCTCGCTATCTGAAGTGTGAGTGTGGCAAGAGGATGTATCAGAACTGGGGCAAAGGATTTAACAAGAAGAGGTCACTGACATCTATTCTTGGTCCCAATGCCAAGTATCATCCACAAATAGGATACGACATTGAAATAGAATCTCCCGATCACTACAAGCAGCTTCTCAAAGAGTATGAGATGGAAGAGGCTGACGACACAGTGAGAGGGACAAGGAACTGGCATGAAGAAGAAATCAAAAAAAGGGAGGAACGGCAGACAGCAACACAGGCAGTAGGAAGCATAGCAACAGAAGAGCATATAAGAGAAGCACAGCAAGCAAAGGGCGAAGGACTTTTATAGGAGAGTAAGATGGAAGAAGAGATGGACACTGCACAGGCTGACGCAGCGTCTGCACCAGAACCAGATGCGTTTGGCGACTCTTTTGGCGAGAACCTCGACCAGAACACTGTTGGTTCACAAGCAGATACTTCCCGTGGTCAAGACAGTACCTCCAGCTTTTCCATAGACGGACTTGACTACCGCAGACAGTCTCTCGATGACATCCCGGCAGATGCACAGATATCAGCACGTGAAGCATTTGCCCATGCACAGAGAGCGGTTAAGGATGCGGAAGCCAAATCCACGCAAGCAAGTTCCGAATATCGGGAGCTTGTCTCAGAGTTAGAAGCGCAGAAAGCTCGCTTCGACGCATGGGAGAATGGTCAGCAGGAAGAACCCGAATCTAATGTTCCTGCCCTTCCGGGCCAGGAACTGGATCAAGTAGCAAGCAATATGGGGTTCGACCTGTCTACGGCAACAGAGCAGCAGCGCAGTTCTTTTGGTGTTGTCAGTCACATGATTGAACACCATCCAGCAGTTCAGCAGATGCAAGAAGTTCAAAACCGCCTGGACGCTATCGAACAGAATGCTGGCATAGCCTCACAGTATGTCCAGGGTCAGCAAGATCGGGCATATGAGGCTGAGTATAATGCTGCCGTAGAAAGACACGGAGAACAAGCTGTAAACACTTGGCTGAATACCGCAGCCCTGTTGCGGGGCCAGCAGTCACCAACAGGAGGAACCTTTACTCTTGGTGAGGCACTGGACCGCGTGATTAATTCACAGGCAGGGCAAGAGTCGGCACAGTTGAATGAGCAGGCTACAGCAGCACGACGAACTGCTCGTTCCACCGCTTCCGGTGTTCCAAGTACTACAGACCTTGGGCTTTCCGATGGCGATATCTCCGAAGCGGATTACAATGCTTTCTTTCAAAAAAACTTTGGATAGCAAGACGGTATAACGGGAAGGACTTGCTCAACACACAAGGAGTAGGTCCGTGGCTGCAACATCAACGACAGAAACATGGGATGCGGCGTGGACGCTTACCCTTCGCAAGAATCGTAAGCGACTCACCGACAACATCTTCGACGAATATCCGCTTCTCGCGGCCATGCGTAAGAGTGGCAAGGTCGAGATCGAAGACGGCGGGAAAGAGTTCCAGGAAGATGTAATGTATGCAAAGAACAGCGGCACGTGGTTCTCCGGTTATGATACGGTGAACACTGCGGCTGTTGACGGTATCACGGCGGCATTTTACGTGCCCCGTTATATCAGTGTTCCAGTTACAATCTCTATGACGGAAGAGGTAGAGAGCAACGCTGTTGGCTCCAAGAAGCTTCTGGAAGCCAAGCAAGACCAGACGATGCTCACGGCCCGTGATTCCGTTTCTTCCGCAATGTTTGGTGCTACGTCTGGCAAGATCATGCTTGGTCTTCAGGACATCATCGCTGACAACCCAACTTCGGGCACTGTCGGTGGCATCAATCGCGCTAATGAGTCGTGGTGGAGAAACCAGTACTCTGCAACCTCAACAACGTTCCTGTCGCAGACGAAGACAAATGTCTTCGACGGCTGGGAAGCTCTGGGTGCGAAGTACAACGACTGTTCTTCCGGTAACGATCAGCCTGACATCATCGTCACCACCCTCGCTCTGATGTCTGACGTTGAAGCGTCACGCGCAGGGCAGGGTTACACGACACTGGTCGATGGTTCTGGTACCCGCAATCAGCTTGGTGAAGTTGGAGACATCAAGTTCAAGAAAGCCGTCATCGTCTCTGACCGTGACTGCGCGGCAAGCCACTTCTACCTGATCAATACTAAGTATCTCAAACTGAAGGTCATGTCGTCGCTGAACTTTGCGAAGACGCCCTTCAAGGAAAATACCGATCAGCATGCCAAGGTCGCACACGTAGTCTTCGGTGGGCAGTTTACCACCAACAACCCGCGTCGACTCGGTGTTCTGAGTAACGTTTCATAACCTTGCTCCCAAGCCAATGGGAGTTCTACCCTGACCATAGGGGATAGGAAAATAAAATGTCGTATGACAATCAAAACTTTGCCGTTAATCGTATTGGCACCAATCAAGGACTTTATGCGCAGTCCGAGACGGCAAAGCATAATCTTGGAGAAAAACTCGAATTAGCAGATGGTCGTTGTTTTCGTTATTGCTATTTCGACGCAGCGGTCACCGTTGGAAAGATGGTAGCTCCCGATATGTCAACTGCTGCCGCAGTTGAAATCAGTGATGGGGTGATCGCCACCGGCACCGCAGGATCTTCCGTGGTTACAATAACGGGATCTGGATCTTCTGGCCCTCCTGCCGACTTTCAGGGAGTATCAGCAAATCAATACTCTGGCTCCTACTTACATATAACAGACGGTGCCGGTGAAGGATTTACTTATCGGATCAAGAGCAACGGCGCGGCCAGCAGTGATGCTGTCGAGTTTACGTTGTATGATCCTATTGTTACGGCACTTGCAACAGGAGCCTCGGATTTTGCGATTTCGCCTGGCCTGTTCAAGAATGTTCACGTTACAGACGCTACACAGGGTGCTGTTGTAGACTATATCCCTGTCGGTGTCACTGTTAGAGATGTTACTGCTGAGTATTATGCCTGGGTGCAAACCAAGGGAGCGGGAACAGTTCTGGCAGACGGAGGCATCACTTTGGCAAATCGCCTTACGCTGTCTGATGGCACAAATGGCGCCGTGCAACTTAAGGATGCAGAGACAGAGGTGGAAATTGGCTATGCCTTGGCAACAGTTGCTACCACAGAATACGCGCCGGTTATGTTGAATGGGCTGAATATTGATTAAGCTGATGCTGGAGTAGAAAGGACATATCCCTTACCGCCTAGTGCCAAGGGATTTAGTGGGGGTGAGGTAACCTGTCCTTCCCGCCTCACCCCCACTTCTAAAAGGGAAGGTGGAGAGGACAAATGCAAAAAGACACAGAAAAGGCTCCTA